AATCTGCACCCATGATTTTAATTCAGTAAATGCGTGCCACCACTTTGTTACTTTCTGTTCTATTTTTTTAATAGCCATACAGTACTCCTTTCAATTACTTAGAAATGCCCTTCGTTTTTTCGAAGGTACGGAGCGCCCCCATTCCTAAAAGTGACATGACTAATGGCATGAGAGTTCCCATATCTAATTCTGGTATGTTTACCACTTCATATTGAAACAAACCACAAATAAATAAAATAAATTTACTTAAAACGAATTCCCAAAAAATCGCTAATGCACATGACATTCCAATTAAGGGCCTCCAGGAACGCTGTAACATTCCAGAAATACCACCAGCTGTAGATTTTGCGTCAGCTAAATTTATGTCCATTTGTTTTAGTTTAACTTGATTTTCTAATTCAATAAGTTTTGCTTTAGCTTGTTGTTTTTCTTCTTCGCTTACATGAAGATCGTCAACTATTTTTCCAACACTATCAACTAATCCTCCAGATAATAATTTTCCTAATACCATTATTTACCCCCTAATAATATCCATGCTCTTTTGAGGTAGGATAATCTGTTTTTTTCAATTTCTTTTTTTTCTTCCATAGTTGTTATGCGTTTGACTTTGCGCTTTTTTGCATTTTTTCTATTATGCGATTTGCCCTGTTTGTTGTTTGATTGTACCATAAACTATCCCTCATTTCTTCGATTGCACCTTCAATATTATTTTCAGATAAACATTTTTTAAATTTAACAAATTTATTCAATCGTGGCAAACCTAGTTGAAAAACCATATGTAAAACACATTCTTTTGCATTATCATCAATATTCATGCCCTCTGTAAAAGTTTCCATATCTTTTTGTGAAACATTAAAATCTTTTAGAAATAATTCTAATCCTCTTTGATATGTTATTGGTTGCATAAGTTCTTGTTTTTCATTGTCCCTAATCAAATGACCTGCACCAATAGTCCAATATCCTAAATGATCTTGATAAGGTTTTAAAATGATTCCGCCTTCTTCTTGGATAATTTCTTGTTGTAATGTATGTAAATCCATTATCCGACCATTCTCAATATCCAGGATATGAACTGAGTAGCAACCATAAATGCAATAGTCCATAAAACATAATTTAATTTTCTAACTTCTTTTTGTAGATGATGAATATGATTTGTTTCTAACAATTCAATTTTGTTATAAATATTGACTATATGTTCTTTTGTAGTTTTTGGAGTGATCTTAGTCATATCTTACAAATACCATATCCTATTTTTATTTCAACTGGCTTAAAGGGTTCTCTAATGCGTTTCTAATCTTCTTTTCTATCTTTTCTTCTAGTTCAGTCATATCGTCTTTTATCTCATTTATTGCTTCTTTTAGATCTTTAGAATTCTCTCTTGAATCCTCTTTGACTCTAGTTTCCACATCTTCAACTATTGTTTCAATTCTACGAACATCTGCTTTTAGATCGTTTTTAAGTTCTTTAGCAACATCAGCAACTAATGCAACTTCCTCAAGTATTATTGATATTTCAGATTGTAACATATTGAATTCAGTATTTAGAACTTCTAATTTTTTATCAAATCCAGACATATCCGGTGAAACAAAATTATTTATTTTAGCTTCCATATCTAAATATCGTTGATATGCTTCAAATCCTCCCCATAAAACACCCACGAAAGAACTTAATATTGTAATTATGAGAAATAATCTACCTCCCCTAAATTTTACTCCGCCTACATCTATTTCTGTTGCCATTGACTATCTATCATTTCATTCATTAAAAAATCACTTCCACCAAATAGAAGATATCCAGCGATATTATTATCAGAAATAAAACTATCTGGCAAAGTAGTATCTGTAAAAAATCCTAATCTATCGTTCAACTGTTGCTGATCTTCAAAAAATGATTTAGTATTCCCTAATACTTGCATAACTACAAGGGTTTTTAATTGACTAGTAGAATCATATCTTTTTTTATCGTCTATTTTTTTCAATATTTTTTTAGCTGCTTTTTCTTTAGATGACTCTTTTTTATCAACTGTCTTTACTTCTTCGTCCTTTTTTTCTTCTTCTTGGATTTCTTGTTCATTGGTTTCTTCTTTTGACTCTGCTATTTCTGTTTCTTTTTCTGATGATTCCTCTTTTACTTCTTCAACAGATTCTTCGTTGGTTTCTTCAGATTCCGTTTCGTTTGGCGCTTCTGTTGTTGTTTCTGGTTCTTCTTGGACTTCTGGTTGAGCTTCAACAGTATCTTCAACTTCCATTTCTAAATCCATTTCTAATTCCATTTCAGTTTCTACATCAACCATAGATACTTCAACAGTCTCAGTTTCTGCTAAATCAACATTAACAACTTGGATTTCTTCTATTTCTATTTCTGCAATCTCTATTTCAATGGATTCATAACTAACTTCTTCAATCTCTATGGGTTCGAAGTCTAATCCTACATCTGTTTCAACAGGAATATTAGAATCAAAAATATCTTCAACTATATCTATGACTTCTTCCGGTGCATCAATATTATAAGCTACAAACATTTCAACACTCGTTATCGTTTGTTCAACAATGGTATTGATAACATTATACAAAACATTGACGGTGACATCATCAAACATGGGGCCTATGGCAAGATTTATATCTCTACCTCCCACTTCAATTATGACTGTTGTTATTGATCCAGAAAAATCAAATCCACCTTCATAAGATTGAAAACCACTATTAGTTCCGCTAGCAGATAAAATATCAGTCCCAGAAAAAACATCAGTCGCTCCATTTTTCCCTGTGATGTGCATATAGATTGAATCCTGGGCATCTTGTTTTTCTACTTTGATCGTATAATTAGTTCGTCCACCTTTAGAAATATTTAGATCAGATATATTGACAGTTTGAATAAATGTCGTTCCCATATTTTCGACACCCATTGTTGAAGTTGAACTACCTCCGCCTGTTATCATAGCGCACTTATCAGTCCCTAATTGACCACAGGAGTTTCCGCTAGGCATGGACGCAGGGCCTTGCCCTCCCCAATCAATATCCATATCGCCTTCATATTTTGTCGTTACATAATCATTAGTTCCGTCTAATAGATCGCCAGAATCTTGATTTGAAACAGTTGTAGTTGTTGTGGTTGTGGTTGTTTCAGTAGTCGTAAGTATTCCGTCTGCTTGGAACTCTATTGTTTCAATGCTAGTTTCTTCAATGATTTGTTCAATCGTAGGAGTGCATAATCCAACTGTATCAGTTGTACAATCAACAGCTCTACTAGAAAAGGATAGGCACACCAATATACATAGCCATGCCCACAATAACGAATTTTTCAAAATCATTTAAATCTCTTACAGTTTGTTCTTTTATTTCAATTCTAGTCTCTGTAATATTTTGAAATATTACGCTACCTTCTGGAATATCTTCTAAATTTTCTTCCCAACCTTTTCTAGCATCTTCCCCTATGCTTGCATTATAGGGACAATAAGTTCCTGCGTTCCACATCGCATCAAAAACTCGACTATCAGCACATAAAGTTGATATTGCAGCTACTTTCATTCCCATAGCATACAAAGACCTGGATAATTTTAATCGTTCACAATTTTCATCTCGCACAGTCATTCCAGACGAAATTCCAAGTATCTGGGTTTGCACTGCACCGGCCACGGCCGTTTTACAAACATCAGAATTATTTACTACTACACTTGGCGAATTCGCTGTCGGAGGTGTCGAATTTGTAACAACCGTTGATGATACTGTATTTGTCTCAGCAAGTGCTGAGTTCATCATACTATTAAGAAAAAAAATTATTATTAGGGCTAGTATTGTGCCTATTACAAAAGGTTTTATCATTCCCCACAATTACACTCTTGTTCTTTAAAATTACAATCGCAAGGTTTTAACATTATTCTTTTTCCCATGCTGAAACTAATTCATTATATTTTGTAATAATATCTTCTTTAGCTATTGGTGTGGTATTATTTAACCAAACAATATTATCTAACTTTGAAGTATCATATGATGGACATGAAAATTCTGCATCTGCATTAATTTCTTTAATTGCTTTTCCTATTGTTGGTTTTACATTACTCATGCCAATACCTCCATCAAAGTGATCATACATTGTGAGCCACCATCTGCTATGGTAACAGTCCCCGCTCCATCTGTACCTATCATAATAGTATAAGTTGTTGCTGAAGTCGTATTTGGAGAAGCTAAAAATTGAACTGAACTTCTACTAGAATTTATATCGCCATCTCCGTAAGTATCTTTTTGGTTAGGTTGTGTAAAAATATTTGATGTTGCACCCCCACTTATCGCTTGTTCTATTTGAGTTTTATATCCTTTATTATTACCATGTTGTGCTTGAATAGTATAATTAATATAAACTTTTGAGTCTGTAGCTGTTGGGGTTATAGTAGCTGAAAGTGTATTTCCTCCACCTGTTATATCTTGAAAACTTGTTGCTGCAAAATCTGTATCTGTTGAAAAAATTGTTTGAATAACTTGATTAATTTTACCACCACCAGCCCCAGAAACTGTGCCTGTAAAGGCAAAAGTATCATCTAGCTTTAGTCCTCTTGCTCTAGTTTTAATTAATGCCATAAATTATTCCTTGGGATTATCCGTTCTTACTTTGTTATATTTTATCACATAAGCGTCCCATTTTGTAGAGTCACTACCTATTTCTTTTTCTGTGTATGCTTCAGCAAATTCTTGCAAAGACGGATAAGACGCTAGTCTATTTCTAGCATAATCTTGATTATCATAATTAGATTGCAAGGTTTTCATTTCTTTATTTACTTTAGTCCAAGTAATTTCAGAATGAGGGCAAGTGGTTGTGGTTATTTGTTGACCATTAGAATCTTCTCCTGTTTTCCATTCTACTTTTTTAAAATCTTCTTCAGTTTCTACAACCCCACCCCATGAACACTCTACATTTGGTTTTAATATTTGTAATGCTTGATAAAATTTATTTTCCATTATGCCAGTACCTCAAAAAGAGTTAGATGTGAGTAAGCGTTTCCGTATCCTAATTTTGCAGTGCTTGAATCATTACTTCTAAATTGTATCTGGTAATTTACTTGTGAAGTGGTATTCGGGGAATCTAAATAGCCAATATTAATATCATTGAAAGCAACTTGATTATTATAACCAAAACCACTTGAACCATTTCCTAAATTTGTTGAATCACGATAAACTGTGTAAAAAATTTCATTTCCTGATTCTTTATAAACTTTAAATCCAGCAAGAACTAATATTTTTGAACTTGTTGCACTTGGAGTTATATTTTTTGTTAATCCAGAACTATTTAATCCAAAAGACGTTGATGTTGTTGTTCTTTCAGTTGTATCTGTAGCTTGTAAAACTTGACCAATCTTACCACCTCCAGCATCAGCAAAAGATAAATTACCTGAGCCATCAGTTTTTAAAAATTTATCTGCACTTGGATCAGTTCCGGGAAAAGTAAGTGTATAACTACTTGATGTGCTGTGTACAGGACTTTTTAATTTTATTCCGTGGCTGTTCTGTGAACAATTAAGCTGTAGAGTTCCGTCTGTTGTTCCATCTCCTTTGATCTGTAATCCTGCAGCACTTGATGTTGATACAAAATTAGTTTTTGCATTAGTGACTGTTGCATCGCTTGGAGTACCAATATCTAAAACATTACCTAATGCTAAAACAAAGTCGATTGAATCTGATGATGCTAATGTGCTTGAAAACGTAAGAGTAGAACCACTAACAGTGTATGA